GTTCGGTTCTCGCGGGCCGTGCATTTTGTAATCCTTGAGGGTCCGCTCCATGGGCTTTACGCTCGAGTTGAGGATGTTTCTTTTCGTATTCAGATTTATGAACAAAAGAACCATTCCATTCTTTGAGCATTTCTCGATATGGAAATGCTTGACCGCTTCGGTCTGAAATCGCTTGAGCGTATCTTCCTTTTGCAAATGTACTCATTTAGGTTCCTGGGAAATATGTTCTGGGTGATAAGAAGACCGAGGTTCGCTGACCGTTTTCATTTAATGCTCTGGTCATCTCATCATCATAAATCATTTTTAAATTAGAGGTTAATTGTTGATTAACTTTCATACTTAAATAGTAAGCTAGTCCAGATACCATACAAGGTATAAAAGTATAATAAACATCAGCGGTATTGGTATAAGCACCCGCATCTTGAATCTTTTTAATGTAATAATATTCCAATTGATAACTAGAACCGGAATGTAAAGAATCCGGTGTTTGATATAAATAAATCACAGGATTATTTTGTCTATCAACATAATACTGAGAAGGAACACCTTGTGATAATTTGTTAGGAATTGCTGCATAAGTAGAACGATCAATCTTACTAAGTGTTTGATCTACAGGTGCCGCAGGTGTTGAGTTATTGCGATAATACGCTTCTAACACATCACTACAATCAGAAGGGGTTGTATAGTTAGCTTGTCCTTGAACTAAAGTATCTGTTTGTAAAGCTACTTTCCAAAGATGAACGCCTCTATTTCCCCATTCTGAAAATAGGATGTTGAGAGAACGACGAGCGCTTTTGATATCATATCCCGAACGGGAGCTTTTAATCGCGCAACGCTCGTACGCCTCTTCAATTATATCATCGATTTCTAAATCGAAAGATGTGGTTCCTGATGTTGCCATTACTTATCGATAAATAAGGTCACCGTTACATTGGAAATGGCTGTTGAGCCAATACCGTCTGCATACAAAACACCATCTTCTGGAAGATTTAATGTTTCTGTTCCACCGGCTCCTACTTGTACTTTCAAATAAACACCTGTTGTTGTAGACGCAGCAGTAGTTGCCCCTGTTGCGTCTAAAGTGTTGATGATTGCACTTCCGGAAGAACCAGTAGATTGGACCATTAAACCACGAAGACGTGTTCTGCCTGTAAAGCCAACACCGTCAGTTGTTAATACAACTGGTTTAACGTCTGATTTATAGGACATGATTAACTCCTATTGTTTTCAGATGGTTTTCCGTTATCTGCGACTGTAAATGTGAACACACCTGTAACAGTTCCTGTTCCAGCTGTTGAACCCACTTTTCCGTAAACTGTACTGTTTGCAGTTACACCGGCGGCGATTACTTCAGCTCCAGCTGCTCCAGTAATTGTTCCTTTAGTTGCAACAATACACTCATCAAAGAATCCATTGTCGTCATCGTCAGAACCAATATCAACAGTTGCGCCTGCACCTGTTGCTGGAACTACAACCTGAAAAGACATTGGAACTGAGCCTGCTGGTAATACAAATACATCACCAGTTGAAGCACTAGCACCAATTCTTACTGGTGTAGAAGTTGTTGTTGAAGATAAGAAGCTGATGACTTCGGACTGTGTAATAACCGCAGGTGATACACCTGAAGATTTGTCCTGACCACCATAACTTCTAACTACGCCTTGAAATGTAGTTTTTGCCATGATTATACCTCCTAGGTTAAATGTTAATATAGTTTCTAGGCCATCGACTATACGCGTCTATATTAACTAATTTTGTATAGTGGCTAAAATATTATAGAAATTTTTCTATGAGCGCAAGTAATCTATTTAATTGGAATAAATAAAGGACTCTCATATTTATCTAAATCTCTCCATCTCAATTTTGCCACAACTCTTTTGATACGTTCTTCAATCGATTTCATCTCGAGAGTTTCCTTACCAGCAGATAAATATTGAGAATTCCACTGAGATTCTAGCTTGATTTTCTCAGCAATAAGGGACTGTGATAGAGCGGTCATTATATACCTCCTTCGATATATTACTAAACCGCCTTAATTTTATACTCTTTTTTCCCATAAAGTCAAGAGAATATCCCATAAAAAAAAGGGCCCGAAGGCCCCTTTTAAAAGTAGTTTTCTAGTACGTATTATGCACCCGGTGAACCGAAGATACCTCTGAAATCAGAGAAACCGAAAGAGTATCTTTCTCTCGCTTTGTATCTCATGTTACCTGTGTCAAAGTCACCTTCCATTGCAGTTTTGATAGGTGATCTTTCGAAATGCTTCATACCATTTGGTACGTCTGTCTTAATGAAGAACGCATCATCATCAGTTAAGTAGTGGTTGACTACATAACCTTGAGGAATCATCCCCATGTTTCTGATTGCGTTAACATCATTGTCAGCTGTACCTACTCTGTTGGCAGAATTCATTAGTCTGTCCGCAGTGAATTGTAATGCTGAAGGAATGATTAATTTCACACCTTGAGCAGCAATCTTTAGACCTCTCTCATCTGTGAAAGCAGCAATATCGATTAAAGCTTGCTCTAAAGATGTTTCGTTAAGATCAGCAGATGTTGCTAATTCATTGCTTACAGTACCACTGATAGTTGGGTGAAGGGTTGAACAAAGTTCTTTTCCATCTCCGCCTAAGAAGTTGGTGTTGAATGCATTGTTTAATACAGAAGCAGCTTTTACTTGCTTTGTATTAGCCATTGATCTTGCAAGAGCCTTTGTATATCTAGAAGCTAATCTATCATACAAGTTGTCTTCAATTGCTTCCTCAGTGATTGAGAATGCAAGAGCGACTGTCTCGTGTGTATAACGAGATGTATATGTCTCTTGTGCTTGATCATATGCGATTCCAGCACCTTCAGCTTTTACTGAAGCGTTACCAAAACCTGATAACATTACCTCTTCTTCGAATGCTCGATCAGAAGTTTCTGTATCAAAGATTTCAGCGTGCTCGTTTTCGTACCTTTTGTACTCCAGGCCAAATAGTGCATTTAAACCCGGCTCTAGCTCTTTAGCTAGTTGTGATCTTGAAATAGCCATAATTTAAACCTCCTATATTAGCTGTTGACCTTTAGCAATTTTAACAATGAAGTTTTCGCTAGCTGCTGCTACTTCATTATCTGGATCACTATCAAGTCCCACGATTAACATTTGACCATTTGTTGATGAAGCGAGATCAAGCTTAACACCGGAAATACCGTTTGCGCTGTCACCTGCTGCATAAATTGCATCAAATGCAGTACCGACAGATGTAATACCTGTAGCAGTACCTGTTGATTTTACTAAGTACAATTGATCAGGATCATCGATGATGAATGCCTTGATCTTACCTTCAGTAACATTAGTTTGTGTATAATTGTTTCTGAAAGTTGGTTTGCCTGTTGATGGGTCGCTTTCAATTAAGCATCCGTTAAAGACACCTAAAATACTACCAGTTGCAGATGATTGTACTGGTACAACGTATCCGCCTGATAAAGCTACCAAGTCACCCTGAAATATTGATGAGGACATATTATCCACTATTTCATACTCAGATTGACTTCCAGCTGCATATGCGCCACCAACTTTGCCTAATGGTCTTAAACCAAAGGCTTTAGTTGAGTTTGCCATATTTTAATACCTCCTAAAGTATATAGCTGGTAGCCTAAGAAATAACTAAGAGATTAGTTTTTCTTTGAGCCACCAAAAGTTACACGACTCTGCCTATCTTGGTTGATAGGCATACTTGGGTGCTGTTCCTTCAAGAGATCGTTGTTGACAGCGTCTTCACGGTCTTGCGTTCTTTGTTGATAGTACGCTTCTCGTTGCTGCGCGAGCTCTTCCGGTATCCTTGCCAGCACAAGGCCACCAACTCCTATCATTCCTGCGTATTTGCCCTCTCTGAGGATTGGATAATTTTCTTCAGGGTAAGAATCACCACGAACAAATTCCCATCCAGAACGTAATTTTCCAGATGCATTCTTTGTATCGTCTTGACCCATACTCTCGACTCTTATCCAACGTTGACGGTATCCGTCAGGCGCAGGGGGTGCGTCTAGTGATGATGGGGGAGTCCAAACTTGAGGTCTAACATCTTTAGCCCTAGTTTCACTCGCGCGAGAAGTCTTGTCTATTTTTTTATCTTCCATATGCTTTTACGCCTCCTTCGCGATTAATTGTTTCGCATATTCTTCAAGTGGCACACCTAATCGCTTAGCTATTGCTACCTGTGAGGGTGTGAGTTTCACAGTTCTGCGGCGTCCTGTGGTAGCTGGACGTTTGGCTGATGCTACGGTTTGAGAAGGTTTCTCTTTTGTAGTATTTTCTGTTGTAGCAAATTTATGGGGAAATTCAAGCTTTATTCTTTTATCTACTTCCGCATAATATTCATCACTACTAGGATCATATCCTTCATCTTCTGTCAACTGCTTATGAATATCAAAAGCAGTATAAGTCATCGCAGAATCGGTACCAAACCAAGGGTTTTTCTCGGCCCAGGACTCGGCTTTCGGGTCCATTGCTTGAGCAGCTTGTTTAATGGTCTGAGCATTCGCATACGATTGTTGTTGCTGTTGCTGAGGATAAACAGGCTGTTCTTGAGCAGGTTGTTCCTTTGGTTGACGTGATTTCACTTGATTAAGTCTAGCAGCATCCATTGTTAATCGTGCTATATCAGTCTGTGCAGCGATTTGGCCGTCTACATCTTGATTATCAATAGCATTTTTTAATTTGATTTTTGCTGCTTCTAGATTGGATTGAACTCGATTTTCAAATTCTGATACATAATTTGTATCTAAATCTTTAAATCTTGACTGTAGCTGTCTTTGTTGTTGAGCTATAGATTGTGCATAAGCAATCGCTTCTTCTTTTTGACGCTCTGCTTCACGCATTTTTCGAGTGAGTTTAGCAATACGTTTTTTAACACCTTCGCTATACTCGCTAAGTTCATCCTCTTTTTTCTCTTCTTTATCTTCTTGTTCTTCCCCTGAAGCCGTTTGTTCTTCTTGAACAACGTCTAATTCTTCTTTCTCTTCAACGACCTTCGGTGCATCTAAATCGATTTCCGCGCCTTCGGTCTCGCCAACATCAATCATTGGCTCTTCTCTTTTCAGTTCTTCAGGCATAGTTGTCTCCTATGTTTTTATATATGGTGAAGGATATCCTCGGGGTTATTGATAGTTCCAAGGACTTCATCATCGTTTAGTAAGCGCACCTCACCACCTTCAATTGGTAATCGTGAGCCTGCGTATCTGGCGAAAATAACCCAATCGCCTTCTTTACACCAGGGACCTGATGTAAACTTTTCTGTATCTTGATAACATAGTGGTCCCATTTTAATAACATAACCACAGTTTGTTGCGATACGTAATTTATCTAAAGATTCTTGTGCAATAATAATTCCACCTTTGGTCCTATCTTTAGGGGTAAAAGGTAAAACTAATAATCGCCAACCGGATGGTTGTGGTAGTTTTGATACTTGGTCCTCGGTAATATTTTCCGCTCGGACCTGTTTCTTTTCTTCTTCTTTTTCTTTTTGCTCTTCCTCCCTGTACTTCTCTTGAAGTGCGTACTTAGTCATCTTTATGCTCCTTACGATCTAGCAGGTTAGAGAGTTCCTGTTGCGTTTGTTCAAAGGCTTGCACCTTTCCGATAAGATACTTGTATTTATCCATGCTGTCAACACCTGTCATGATAGTATCTTTGTGGTCTTGTATGACTTCTTTCAAATACTTTTGAAGTCGATAAACGACATTTATTTCTTCCATAATTTTTCCTTTCGTGTATTTTTATATCATGAACGACCCTAAAACAGAAGCCGAAGATTTAACAGTAATTGTAGAATTTGATTTTGAACTACCGACTATTCACTAAGTAGACGGTCTAATTTCTTATTGATTTCCGTAATTTGATTCTTAATAACCGCAATATCTTGCATCATTACTTCAACATTATTGGTCTTTTTTTCTAAAGCTTGAATCTTTTCACCCCACATACCCCAAGATACGAGGAAACCACCAATGATGATGATATAAGGAGCTGCAAGTTTGATATCAATCTTCATACTTTTTTATACCATTAATGTTCCATTTTGCGAATACTTTTTATAAAAATTCTTCCTTGAATTTCTTCTAATTCCGCCTCTGCCTCACCACAAGTAATTAATACCGTGGGACCCATATTACGTTTCATTAGACGTTTCTTTTCTAAACAGTCACCAACACCGGTTGTGTAAGTATGCTCTAGCAGTTCTCCATTACCACTAAATAAACAAAGAACCATCACTACTTTCCACATTTAGTGACCGTTCCCATTCGCAAATTGAATATCTCTTGTTGCATCTTTTAACTTTTCTACATCTTTAGTTAGTTTGTCCACTTGTTCTTCCAAATGCTCTAACATAACTTGAGTGTGTAAATTTTCTTCTAATTGTAAAGCGTGTTTTTCAATCATCTTGGCGTTCATCTCAATCAACATATAAATCTCTAAGTTCTTGGGGGTTTGTTCAGCCTTCTTTAACAAGTCAGCTTCCATTAATTGACGATTAGTTTCTAAGATATTTAATCGCTCGATGACACCGAAATAGGCCCATGCACCTATCACGACGGCAGTCACAATCGAAATTAAATTTCGAATAGGCATGCCTACTGTTGTTTTGTCACTTATTTCCATTTTTATTAATTAAAAGAACTCATGATACCACCAAAAACATTTTTCATTCTTTGATTAATTAAATCATTTACATAAGAATTCATGTAGGCATCAAAATCTTGTTGACTTCCACCAATCGGAGAAGTGTTTCCTGTAACGGGGTTCGTGGGCTGAATTGGAGCTGGAAGAGGTGTGCCTCCTATTGGCATTTGAGTTCCTGTCCCGTTTGGAAGTTGTGGACTAGGCGTAGGAGGAATCATATTTCCCATAAAAACATTATCAGGCACGTTTGTTGTAAAATTAGGATTGGATTCAAGCGTTTTTGGAATATTTGTTGGAGTATATGTTCCTGGACCCATCGGTGTGCCAAGGTTACCAGGTAGGTCTATTCCGATTGGAGGAGCAGTTCCTCCACCAAGTACCATACCAGGATTCAATGGAAGTTGTGAACTAGGACCAGGAAGAGTTGCATTTCCTACAAAAACATTATCAGGCATACCAGGAGGTGTTGGAACTTGTGGTAATCCTGACATAATTCCTGCTGTACTATCTGGACTTTGAATAGCTAAAGGACCGAAAGCATTATTATAAGCTTCTTGTAAACTAACACCAGGAGCTAATTTAACCATTGCTCCGTATTGTTCCATTGTTGGAATAATTTTTTCACCACTAAAGTTAGGAGAACTAATAGGCCTTCTACCACCTAAAGTGCCTACGCTTCCAGGAGGATTGTAAGGTGTTCCGTCACCATAAAAATATCCGCCTCGTATTGGTCCATAACCTATTTGCACACCTTCTGGAAGGGGCATGCCTACTATTGGCCTTGCCTTTATAGGCTCTAAAGCTCTTCTATTACCTAGGTCATATTGTGAATAATCATCTTTATAAGTATTTAAATAATCTTGATAGGCTGAATCAAAAGCTTCTTGATTTGCAAATCTTTTATTAAATCCAAATTCATTTTGAGCTAAAGGTGTGGTTCGAGGGTCTTTCCTAGGTGGACTTGGTAGTGGTGTTATTGTTGGTGTCATTCCACCCGCTTGTGTTGCAGGGAATTGTCTTATATCTGGTGTAGAAGGAGAATTACTACCCATTTAGCACCTCCATCTCTTTCGAGCTTGTCTAAGTCTTGAATTGGGATCTTTCGCAGCTTTCGGAAATTTTTTCATTTGACCAGCAGAGCGAGCACAAAAAGACTTTCTTCTTTTTGCTGCTTTACTACCCGGTTTCACTTTACCGGTGACCGCTGTTTTTAATTTAGAACCAGGATTCTCGCGTCGATAACGCTCGACACCCGCTTTCGTCATCCCCGCACCACTCTTCGTGGACCGGAAATACTTCTTGGTTTTAGGGGGCTGTTTGTCGGCTGTTCTCGGCATAGTTCTGTTTTACCTTTTTCATTTCCTTTTGGCAAATGTTTTGACGTTGGTGGGTTTTGGCCCGGTGTTTCCGGCTGCGCGTTTTCTTCTGACGGCGGATTTTTTCTGCGATTCGCTCATCGACCTTGCCTTGGCTAGTGGAACGCACTTCGGATATTTGCGCTTCGACCCTTTTGACCTCCCGCAAGGTTGGTACTTTCCGTCCTTTTTGGGAGCGCCGATGTCGACCCATTTTTCGGCTACCCATTTTCTTAGTCCATTTTTTGCCATTGTTAACTTTTCGTTGTAACCTTTCGTCGGTCTGCCATAACACCGCCGCAGGCTTTGGCAATCCCACCTTGATTATAATTAGAAACTTTTTTACGATTTTGTGAAATAGAGTTGACACTCCCTCCATCAGCTTTTTTCTTCCTTCCTCCTGGTTTGATTTTACCGGAACAAACAGCACTGGCATACATGTTCGCATAAGCAGAAGGATAGACTTTAAATTTTCTTTTCGCTGCCGCTTTACCTTTTGCACATAATTTTGCCATTACTTTTTCCTTTTCCTTGTGACTACAATTTTACCGTCTTTTTCTTGAACTTTCATTCCGGCGTCTTCGGTATGTTTTTTGAGTTGACGATATTTTTCGGATACGGTTAGTTTTTTTACCATTACTATTTCCCGTTGTTATTTGTTTCGGTATCTGTGCTCTCGTTATTGCCATGATCACATCCGGCACATTCGCACATACAAGTTTGACCGCAGTGACATAAGCAACCACACTTGATGCATCGATCGACCATTTTTATTTTTTGACGCGTCCGCCTTTTTTCATGAAACCCATTTTGTTTCGAACAGGCTTCGGTAACTTTTTAAGTCCCTTGTTACTTGCCGGAACGGGTTTTAGTTTTTTCATAGTTTCTCCTATTTCGTTAAATGTTTAGATTTTTCAAACGTTCGCAAACCCGCCATGCCCAAGAGCGCCATGACTAGTGGCATCAATTGTTCCATGTCGAGTTGTGGTAACGGCTCTGTTTGAACTTCAAACACTGCTAGAAAGAACACGATAAAATTTTTAAGAACAAATTCCCAAAATATGGCCAATGCTGCACTAAATCCAATGAGGGGTCTCCAAGAACGTTGCAGTATACCTGAAATATCGGTAGCTGTAGATTTAGCATCAGCTAAATTGACCTCAATTTGTTTCGCATTGATTTCGTTTTCTAGCTCTTTTAGTTTGGCTTTAGCAGCTAGCTTTTCCTCTTCACTTGTGTGAACAGAGTCAATAACCTTGCCTACGGTATCTACTAATGAGCCACCTAAAAGCTTACTGAGCATTTTATAAGTACTGTGCTACAACCCAACCAACAGCTAGTCCGACAACGAACCATCTTTTAACTGGGTGGTCATTCCACAATTTTTTAATTTTATCCATATTTACCTCCTTAGTACCATTTGGCACTACGTTTTTTCTCAGACAGCATGCGTCTTTGTCCGCCTACTTGTTGAGTCTGAGTTTCGTTGGGCTTAGACATCTCTACGGGGATGCCGCCCTTCTTTAAACCATCCTTATTTAAAAATTTAGAATGGTCAATGTTTTTCTTTTCCATTTTAGCTCCTTTTCTTGTCTTTTGATAGTCCCGCCTCACTCAAGGCAATCGCAATTGCTTGTTTTTGTGAAGTAACTTTTTTCTTAGATTTACCAATGGGAAGTTTTCCTTTTTTAAACTCCCTCATGACCTTTGCAACTTTGCGTTGTTTGTCTTTTTTGGTTGTTCCCATTATTTATTACTCATTATTTTCATATTTTGCACGCCCATTTTAGCAAGAGATATCCCTGCACGCAACTGTGCATGTTCATCTTCTTGTTCTAGCTTTTCATCTTTGTGCATTTGGTCTTGTAAGAGCTTTGCACGGTCAATTTCTAGCTTTTCTTCGGCCTCTTTGCCTTTTCGTTCGTTTTCACGGGCACGGAGGTCTAATTCTTGGCGTTTTAGCTTGGTTAAGGGGTCATCATTGACGTCAGAGAAGATACTATTCTCTTCTTCCATGTAATCTTTGGTCATTTCTGCAATTAATTTAGCTTTTCGAGACTCAATCATCACCATCAAGTTCTCAATTTGCGGTCCAAGCTGTGGATTTTGTTGTAATTGCGCCTGCATTTGTTGCATCTGCACCATTTCTTGAGCAAATTCGAGCTGAATTTGTTCTTGAGCCATCAAAGTGATGTGTTCTAAAATATTTTTCTGCAAAGAAGCTGCAATTTGAGGATTATTTTTTACCATCACTGTCCCCATAAAATTTAAGTGAGCATCAATGTGTGCTTTATGGTCTTGTTTCGGGAATGCTTGAAATGGTTTAGCAGTCATTGCTTGAATATGTTCCATACTCGGGTCCATTGGTTGTGGTTGTTGAGGGGGAGGAAGAATCAAATCGACATTTTTCACACCAATCGCTTCATACATACTGCGATAGGCTTGATACAAATTATGAATTTGAGGATTAGTTTGAGCTAATTGTAATTGTGTTTGAGCTAAACTAATACGTTGCGCTTGAGAAAAAATATTTGGATCGGCAATCGGTAAAATATCAATACGCTGATCAAAGTCTTGTTGCTTGATGACTCGCTGTCCTCCGACGACGTCATAAGGATATTCAGGAGGTAAATACAAACTGAACACTCGGGCCAACATTTTAAATTCGTTTTTCAAAGAAACATAGAGCCTCTTATGAATGGATGACATCACACGAGAACCACGTTCTAATAAAGCAATGGTGGTTCCCACGGCCGCGCCTTGATTACCATCCCCGACTTGCATATCCGCAATCGATGCAAAGCGTTGTCCGGCTTGCACCACAATACCCATTAATTGTAAAAGGGTAGCGGAAGGTTCTTTAAAGGGTAAAGGTAAAAAAGCTTCTCGTAAATTTCCATTCGGAGCATCGACATCACGAAACTCACCCGGAGTTAACGATTGAGCGTCATCACGAATACGCAGCCCTCTGACCTTAAATCCAGAGGGAAGATTAGATAATGTTCCAGCGTCTAGTAATTGGCGGAGAGCTGCTGTAGCGGTTCTAGACAAACCGCCAATCATATGAATTAATCCAAAACCATAAAATCCCAATCCAGGCAAAAACTTGAAATGGGTAAAGTAATCAATTCTTGCTTTCTTCATATCTTCGGGATCGTAGTTTCGTTTAATGGATAAGACTTCTCGACTTCCTTCTTCAATCGTGACAATGTAAGGAAGTTTGATTCCTGTGGGCTCACCCGTCTCGGCGCTCATATCCTCGAATCCTTCGAGGTCTAAGTCAACGTGACATTCCAATAAGGTATACATATCCGGATCTTTTTCCGTTTTGCGAATACCTTCTAGCTCTCGTTCTTTTTGAGCAATTTCATCATCTTCACTGTAAGGGTCTCCTAAATCGATATCTCGATAGAAGCCACTCACTTGTTGTTTTCGTAAATCGTTTTTAGAAATATGGACTTTGTGAATAATCGCGTCCGCATCGTCAAGCGATGTTGCTGAGTACGGCACTAGCAAATCGTCAGCCGGTACAAATTTAGAAACGGCTCGATTTAAAATCGAATCGTAATACACTTTTTTAAAAGTGGAACCGGACAAAGGAAGATAAAAAAGCATTTGATCAAATTCGGGTTCATACTCTTTCATCTCTTGCATGAGTTGATAGTTCATGAATTCTTTCACGCGCTCGGCTTGTTGTTCTTTTTGAGGAGACGGTGCGCCTACTTGTTGAGTACGCACCGGTCCGTTGGCGGGTAATAACTCTTTGTATGCTTGCGCTTGAAACTGAGTAACGGCTTCGGCTAACACCGGATGTGTTGCTCCGGATGCGCCTTGAAAAGGTTCGGTTCGGTCTTCGTATTTAAATCCTAATAAATCTAATCCTTTGGTATAGGTTTGTTCCCAATCCTGTCTCGACATTTTGTAATCGAGATATAAATCTTTTAACTCACTGCCAATCTCATCTAAATACGCTTCTTCTAAAAATTCCGCTAAATTGGCAAAGTGCTGTTGTCCACCTTCCATGGAAATGGTTTCGGGATCAAAAGAAATTTCGACTCCTCCATCTTCGGTCTCTTCTATCCGAGGAGGGACTTGATCGAGTTGTTGTTCTTTTTCTAATTCTTCCGTAACCGCCTGCTCTAGTTCGTCACCAGATATCTGCAAGACTGTTTCTTCTTGTACCTCATTGGGTAAGGATTTATCTATTTCCGCCATTTGATTATTCTACTTGTTTTTAAATAAAGAAGCAACACCCTGAGACATCGGTCCGCGGTCCGGTGGCGTCGTTCGGGTTAGATTCATTAAGCCCCCTTGAGCAGCATAACGTCGCACAATATCCTCGGTTCGCGTTGGATCAAATCCAGCGAGCTGAGCATATCGTTGTAAAAGTTTTTGGTATTCGGTTAATTCGGGTGTGGTATCGGGTGTGGTATCGGGTGTGGTATCGGGTGTGGTATCACCACCGCCTCCTCCACCACCACCTTGGCCTTGATTGGAAAAATCAATAACACGAGGAACGTCTGCTTCTCCTGTAGGTAATCCTGTTATGGGGTCAATACCTACATCTTCAGCACCTAATGCTCGAGGGGATGAGGGTTGTGTTACAATAGGGATTGCTTGACCTGTCATAGGGTCAATCCCCACACTTTCAGCACCTAAGGCTCGAGGGGATGAGGGCTGTGTTGGAAAAGTATAAATTTGAGGATCTCTTACATCAATTGGATCTAATTCGGATACACCAATTCTTTCTACGGGTAGTCCGCCTCCTTCTCCTGTCATAATACTAGGTAATGTTTCCATGGGAATATCTTGAGGAACTAAAGATTGAAAAGGAGCAAGTTCTTCTGCTTGAGAACGACGCATTGCATCATAAGCGCCGGACACGATTCGTGGATCGGTGACCGCTGTTTCTTCTTCTTCCTCTTCTTCTCCTCCGGGTATTATTATATCTTTAAGAATATTAAAAGCTATGGAACCAGGCATCACAACTTTTGCTAAGCCTTCGGCTATTCCTGGTGTTCGAACCATTTGAGGAACATTACTTGTAGGGTCCGTGTATTGTATACTATCATAACCGGTAAAGGCTCTAGCAATATCTCCACCGACTTGTCCGAGTGTCGGAGCGGTTGCGGTCACACCCGGTAATTGTTTAGATAAAATAGTTCGACCTTCTTCATCCTTTATTCCCAGATTTGTAAAACTGATTCGGGGAACTCCGTCCGGACCAATGAAGGGTGTCGCGCCGGCCGCTAAGCCTTCCGCAATGGTTGACATATTCTCGGCATACTTTTCTTTGTCCGCGGGCCGTCTATATTTCGAGCCGACTTCACCGAACTCTTGACCTAACTCTTCAAACGTCTCGGGTCGACTATCTCCAAAAATTTTATTAATTTGTTTGTTGGCTTCAACAATCGTATTCGCTTGCGCTTCCGATATTCCGGTGAGTCCCGTGTTACCCGCCATCGCCATGGACTGAGCGGGGCCCATGGGCTCGTTCATCAACTCACTTACACTTATCGGAGGTGTTGTTACCTCCATTTCTGGAAAGGAACTCTCTACTCCTGGGGGTCCAGAAACTTGTCCTGTAGGTAATCCGGTCATAGAGTCAATACCCACACTTTCAGCACCTAAGGCTCGAGGGGATGAGGGCTGTACTGGAGGAGGTGCTGTTGTAACAACACCCATTCCAGGAAAGGAACTCTCTACTCCGGGAGGTCCAATAATGGGAGTAGTTGTTGTTTCTGTTCTTTTTTCTTTAAAAAAAGGATCGTCTAAATATTCTTTTTGATACTCATCAAACTCTTCTTTAGTAACAGGAGTTCCTAAAATAAAATAATCTTCACCTACTACTTGACCGGGTGCAACGTCTGTTGCAGAAGCAGTTGCTCCTTTTAAAATTTCTGAAAAAGGAATTTCTTCGACAGGTTGTGCTTTTGCAATGTCAACTAAACTAATAGGAGCTGGAGCTGCCACCACACTCGGTGGTCCCGCAGGTCCTTTGGGAGCAGGTTTTTCTGCTGCTTTGAGTAACTGATCAATTTCTTTTCCAATTTCCGCCGCTGTTTTTGGTTTGGGTGTGGGTTTAGGTTTGGGTTTGGAAACAACACTAGGTGGTCCCGCAGGTCCTTTGGATTTGGGTATTGATGGTGGTGTCGGTTTAGGTTTAAAACCTCCACTCGTTCCTGGTTTAGTTGTTTTAGGTGCGGGTTTAGGTGCGGGTTTAGGAGCAGGTTTAGGTGCAGGTGTGGCTTTCTTTGCAATAGCCTTATCTAATTCTTTTCCAATCTCCGCTGCTGTTTTTGGTTTAGGTTTACTCCCTCCGCCACCGGATTTTTTAGGAGCGCTTGGAGTAACTTTTTGTTTAAGATTACTACTTCCTTTAACAGGTTTATAACCGCCACTGGTTCCTGGCTTCGTTGTGCCGGTTACGGTTTTAGTTTTTTTACCGCCACCGCCGCCACCGCCGCCGCCGGATCCGCCTCCTGATGAACTACCCATTAGTAATATGTCCTCCGTCTACGTGGTAAGGGTTCATCTTGTTGATCTTCGGGATGTTCAATAAACCCTCCTTGTCTAAATCTCATGACTGCTTGAGTCATACTATCGACCAAATCGTCATGGTCGCCATACGGAAATGCTGCGCATTCCTCAATTACTTCTTCCGTAAACTTATCGTCTGTTGCCCATATTTGCCCTGACTCAAATAGAGGTGCCACGGCATTCACGCGAGCGTGTTTGTCATTTCCACGGCTCGGTGTAAAATTTATAACAGGAATACCCGCTTTACGCAACTCAAAAGTCAACGGCATTCCACTGGCTTTGCCCTCAATAATCACACTTTCCGGTTGCCAATACTGATATTGCTCTAAAGCCATGCGTTTGAGCTCGGGAAATTCAAATCGGTCTTTGACGACATCCAGCAAGATTAAATTCGGTCCGCTGTCCTCGGACGGATAAAAGACGCCCCACGTGGTAATAGCAGAATAATCGGCTGTTTCTTTTTTCAAAAAGGCGGTATCGTAACTTTGAATGACATGATGCAACGGCGGTAATCCTTTCTCCCATATCCTCCACCATTCTCTTTTGATAATGGAGCCTTCTTCCGCGGTGGGATTTTGCTGATACTGCGCATTCCATTTACCAATCGCCACGGATGCTTTCACCGCTTCTAATTCTTCGAGCTTCCAATATTCTGGCCATAAGGGTTTATTGGAAGGTAAGATCGCCGGAAACTCAATCACTTCCCATTGATCGGCTTTGGCTTCCTTTTGCGCATTAATGAGTCGTCCGGTTAAATCTTTCGTGTTCCATCGCGTCATCACCACAATAATAATTCCCCCGGGTTGTAAACGCTGACGAGGACCGGAGGTATACCATTCCCAAGTTCGTTCCAACGCATTCACGTTCAACGCATCTTGTTCCGAGTGCGGGTCATCAATAATCAATAAATCCGCACCGCGGCCCGTGATGCTTCCTCCGACACCCGCGGCAAAATATTCGCCGCCTTCGTTGGTCTCCCAACGTCCTGCTGCTTTGGAATCTTCACGAAGTTTTGTATGAAAAATTTTTTGGTACTCTTCGGAATCAATTAAGTGTTTCGCTTTACGACCAAAGCGAACGGCTAGTTCCGTTGTATGCGTGGCTTGAATAATTTTTAATTTAGGATTTTTTCCAATCATCCATGCGGGCAGGAGGTATGATGAAAATTCTGATTTTGTATGTCTCGGTGCCATATTGATAATGATTCTTTTTAATTCGCCTCGGGCCACCTTATTAAATTTTTCTGCCATAATTTTGTGATGGGACCCCTCCACAAAATCCGGCCAGACATATTTCACAAACGCCATAAAATCATCGCGGATCGCGGACTCCTTGCGTTTCTCTTCTAATTTTATTTTATAACGTAAGAATTCTTTTCTAGCTTCGCTAGGTAATTTACTTACATCAATATCTAAACCTTCTATTTGCATTTTCTAAAATGAATTTAACACCATAAAGTATCTAAAATCAACACTATAGGTATATATATTAGGATCCCTATTTACAAAAAAGGCTCCTCCCCCCTCTTTAGAAAAAACCAAAACCATAAAATCCTTGGGACCCCTCCCTGGGTGGGGTTCAAGATACCCGATGTCACCCTCCCTGGGTGGGGTTAAATTTATATACCCAATGTCACCCCACCCTGGGTGGGGATAAATCATAATCACGAGTGCGACATTCTGTCGCAGTTAAGGTGCGACAATTTGTCCAATTTTAATTTCTGAAGAAAAGTTTATATTAATACTTAGAAAGGATAACTAATGACACACAATTACATTGTTATTGAAACAACAAAGTATGGAAGTACATTTGTTAAAGGTGTTGCTGAAACTCTTAATGATGCCGAGAAACTTCAAAAGAGTTATATCGCAATCAACGAAGTATCAAAAGCAGTTGATGAGCAACCTGATGTTTCCATTTATGTCAGAGTACTTGATGAAAATGGGGAAAGTTAAAGCATATTTTACTGAACTCGCTGAAAAGCGAGTTCAGGAACTCCAAGAGGATTTAAACGAGCATTGTTTTACTCTTGGATATAGACGAGGTGGCTATAATCGTGCAGACGACCTCGATCCTGATAACGAGGAATTTAAAAGACGAATTAACGAAATTCCTCACGAACTGCTTGGATATGATACTCAAGAGGATTTAATTAATGAGTTAATCAATAATCGAGATGAGCTCTGGGCAGAAGAATACCACGATCAAATGGTAGAAAGTTATTGGGGATAATAACTTGCATTATGTGGGATATTCTGGTAGAATATCCCACAAGAAAGGATAAGGACAATGCAAACTGCTGATGTTAAAAAAGAAGAACTCGAAGCATGGTTATCAAGCAGAAGTGCGTTTACAATAACCTACTTCGCCAAGAAGTATGGCAAGATGATTTCTCGCATGGGTTATTGGAACGATAAGTGCAGAATGTTTTGGTCATCAAGAGATGTTCAAGCACCTCTTTGTATAACCTACTTTGATGTTGAGAGAAACGATTACAGGACTGCCACTGATATTCGAAGTATCTCAGGAATAGAATAAGCATAGCCACAAGCCCTTATGGGCTTGTGAGTATGTTTATAAACATACTAGAAAGGATAAGCAATGAGCAATCAAAAATGTAAAACTTGTGGTCGCCCTGTTGGTAAATATGGTTATGGTAATCAATCATATTCTGAAGATTTTTATCAAAGGGTTGGAAATGTATCCAAAGATAAATGGCTACAAGCTACAAGCCAATTCAACTCTAATTATGACGATCGTTATAAAGAGGTGAGGTGGTCAGTCCCAGCAAATGAAAACTCTCGTGGTTTATTTTGTAGGCAAAAGTGTATGTTCACTTTTATAGGACAATACAACGAGCAAATTGCTTCACTTCCTGATTTAATTCAGGTATAATGTTTGTCAGAAAGGATAAAAGATGACAGATAATAATCGACTAAGACTGAACGCAACTAAGCGATCAGCTCTTAAAAAAGAGCATTGGAAAGTTGTACTTCAAACTCCCTGTGAGCAAAAGGATAACTTACTAGATGCGACAACTCGTTTCTACTCAGCTCAAGAGGATATACATAAAATCTGTGAGAAAGTAGTTGAAGCGAGATTTCCAAAAGCCGATCTTGATGTTATGCGAAAATATAACAGTGATCGAAGCTATGGAACAACCTTTACAACAATGGATAGTTGCTTTGTTCTAAAGAATGTTGAAGCTGATGCAGATGAAATCAGAGTTAATTTTTCTTTAGATGATGATTTATCGTGTGCATTAAATCACGATAGACTATCAGCAAGTGGAAGAAATCCCTTTGCTCACTGTCAGTTGATGTATCAAGGTGGTCAAAGTAATCCTCAAATTAATACTGATCGAAGTGCCAACGATAATTGGTTAAGAGAAAACTTTGGTCAGTTTAATATGGGTTATGGTAGGGATAAGGATAATCCCTTTTCACTTGAGGTTGTAAACACAGGTGGTTGTCATTCCAGAGCTTATCAAGTTCAGGATTGGCAATGGCAATTCGTGTTGGCTTTTGAGAAAGCCAAGACAGATGTTATACAGTGTCATAAAGCATACTATGACTATTGTAAAACAAACCAAGACACTATGACAACAGTCATAGACCAAGCTAAATACTTAGATGAAATCCAAGAGTATTGGACTGACATTGATGAAAGTATTTTAATTAGTGGTGATAACATTTCGACTAATCTCGCAGTTGTATCAGAGGATAGACTAGAGCAGTTGAAAGCTATGGCACAGAATAGAAGAAAGCCAGATACAGTTGTTGTATCTGGAGTTCAAACTCAAGCATAAAACACTTCAAGGTGAGGGGATATCCCCTCACCTTTTCTTTTTAATTTTCCAAAAAAAATAAGGAAAGGAAACAGGCTACAAGCAACTAGTCCTCCCCCTCCCTGGGTGGGGGAAAATCCATATACCCAATTTCACCCCTCCCTGGGTGGGGAAAAATTTATACTAGGTGCGACAATTTGTCACATTGACTTACAGGTGGTTTTATGTTAGGCGCAGGTGCGACAGTTTGTCGCATTGACCTTTATGGGATATTCTGGTATAGTAGTAAACAGAAAGGATAATGATAATGTCTGATTTACAACACACTATCGAAGAACACGCGGGTGCTGCTGTTGAAGAAGCAGTCAATGATTATGATTTTGATCCCATCATTGAAGAAGCTATTCACAATTACTTAAATGACAACCCGGATGTTGTTCGATCAGCTGTAAGAGACGCTCTGTCTACACTATCTTTAAATGATAGACAGGCTATCAAAGATCTGGTTGAATTATTAAACCAAGAAGAATAATTTATCTGGGAGGGCCTTGACGGCCCTCCCATAAAATACTATAATAAAAGTAGAAAGGATAAACATGGAAAAAGAAAATCTAAAAAAGAACAGCTGGTACCAGATCGACAATGGCCTGGGACCTATCAGAGCTAAGCTGCTCGAGTCGCCAAGGCAGGGCAGGGGCTGGAAGACAGCACTGTTGATGGACGTTAAAGGATCTGATCGTGGATTCTTTGATGAGATTGGCAGCGTCTACCTGGACGACATCCAAAGGCCTTTGAGCTCTGAAGAGATTAGCAATCTAGATCTCTTCCTGTTAACTTTAAAAGCTTTAAAATTTGATAGGGTGGGACATGAAATTTGAAATAGTTAATCACGGAACGCTGGTCGGGTTCACCCCGGCCAGCGAAGACGCGCAGCAATGGTGGGACGAGCACGTCCAATGGTGCCCGATGATGGGCGATCAGTATCTGGTCGAATCGCGATACGCGGGCCCGATTCTGGAGGGTATAAAAGCGGCAAGCGACAAGCAACAGGCGGCCCCCTCCCTGGGTGGGGAAAAATTTGAACGCTAAACATGCGACAATATGCGCAGTTAAGCTCATCCCATAAAATGCTATATTTAATTATCTGTAGAAAGGATAAAAGATGAAAACTTTAAAAGTAAAAATAAAAAATGTTTATGGTAAAGAACTGGTTTACCCAGTCTGTCAAGATGCGAAAATTTTCGCTCAGCTCTCCGGCGCCTTAACGCTCAGTGATGGGGCCCGCCAGCTCATTAAATCTTTAGGGTACAAGCTGGAACAAGTGATAGAAGAGAAAACGCTATGAACAAAAAAGAAGCTAATCAAATAACCGGAGGGCTATCGAAGCCCTCCAAGATGCCCGGATATGCCTATAATATACCCGCGACGCGCTGCAAGGTAGGCGCCAAGCTGGCTAAGGTTCCGGGTTCTGTTTGTCATGGCTGCTATGCCCTGAAAGGCAGGTATCGATTCCGCAACGTGAAAGAAGCATTGGAGCGCAGGTATCAGGCAGCAATGAATAATAAACAATGGGTTTTCGGGATGGTTTATTTAATAAATACATCCAAGAAAAAAGAGTTTCGCTGGCACGACTCCGGGGACATCCAGTCCGCGGACCACTTACAGCGGATCTTCCAGGTTTGCGAATTGACACCAGAAGTTAAACACTGGCTGCCGACTCGTGAGGCTGGTATCCTTTCTACAATCAAGCCGGAGGCAGTGCCGTCTAATTTAATTATTAGATTGTCAGCAACCAAGGTAGACGGACCCGCTCCGAAAAGCTGGGCCTGGACATCAACAGTTGTTACCTCCGGCGCATCGTGCCCCGCTCCACAGCAGGGCAACGAGTGCAAAGATTGTAGACAATGCTGGGACAAGAAAGTTAAAAACGTATCCTATGGCAAACACTGATCAAAGACTCACACCAATGACAAAGATCCTGGCGGACCTCCGCCGGGATTTCTTGGCCCACGAGCCGGGGACCGAGGCCCAGGCAACAAGCTACAAGCTTTACGAAAAACATTTAAAGCTCCAAGCAACAGGCGTCATGTATGTACCAAAATTTTAGGCAACAGGTCCCCCTCCCTAGGGTGGGGAAAAATTTATACTACCCACCCAGGGTGGGGAAAAATCTAGGTGGTCAAAAATGTCGCACCTAGAAAATAATAATATCTTTATGGGATTTTCTGGTATAGAGTCTACCTATGACCAAAACACCAAAAACGATTGTTCATGTGAACCAACACATGATCAAGTACAACCAGAAACACGGCACGGAGTTTCCGGTTCTCACAGTGAAGCACCGAGGCAAGACCTACTACGCTCACCAGGTCATTTATCACGATGGTTGCCAAACCATCTACCAACCAGAGAAGCCGCTGAGCTGCGGAGCTGTCTGCTGGATCGAGACTCACGGAGACGTGACTCTCTTCGACTGGACCGCGGTCCACAAAGAACCCCACCCGTCCCTCAAGCAGGAGCGCAAGACGCTGCGCCGGCTGGGTTCGCTGTCCTGGACGGGCAGCGAGGTGGGAGAGCTGGTCAAGAATGCCGACCCGCGGTTCGATACCGAACTTCGTCAAACCATCGATCATTTCGAAGCTGCCCAATAGGGCAGCTTAAATTTTTAATTCCTACAGGCGACAAGCAACGAGCCACAAGCGACAAGCGACAGGCGTCAAGCGACCAGCTCTTCAAAAAATTTTTTCACGTTTTCCCATCCGGCGACGAGCGGTGGGTGGGTGGGCCCACAGGCGACAAGCTCGCGGATCGCGGACCCCGCATAAAGATTAGGGGACCGTGGACCGGGGGTCTTGACTAGGATATAGCTCCCATTCGGATGCTTCGTATGGAACGCG